CGGCGGTTTCGTCGGCGCTGGAGGCCGTGTACATCAGCTCGACGGTGCCCGAGCCGGAGATGAGGCCGCCCACGAATTCGCGGCTGGTGGAGCCGTGATCAGTGGTGTCGAGCGTGTCCTTGTTGATGGTCAGGGACCAGCTGCGGGTCGAGGTGATTGCGGTAGGGGTGGAACCGTCGTTTTCGAATTTGACGGAGCCCTCTTCGCCACGAAAAAAGGCCATAGCTGGAGCGGGGTGCTTTGCTCCAGTCTACGGCCTAAGTCGAGGGGTGTTTAGTTATTAGATAGAGGCGGTGATTGCGCCAGAGCTGATGAAGTTGACGGTGATGACTTCCAGTTCGCCGACGGTTGCGCTGTAGTCAGCGCTGGTGATGATGCCGGTGAAGGTGATTTTCTTGGTGCCGGAGGTGTCCAAGAAGAGTTCGAATTGGGCGTCGGTTTGGTCCTTGGTGGTCAGGACGTCGTCGATGAAGTTGAGGGTTTCGCCCGAGCCGGGGGCGGTGTACATGACTTCGGCGCTGCCGCTGCCCGAGAGGAGGCTGCCAATGAATTCACGGCTGGTCGAACCTTGGTCGGTTACGTCCAGAGTGTCTTTGTTGATGGTGAAGCTCCAGCTGCGGGTGGACGAGACTGCGGCCACGACGCCGGAGCTGTCCTTGAAGCTGATGGAGCCCTCCTCGCCGCGAAAGAAAGCCACGGGTCGTTATGCAGTAGGGGATGTTTTGAGTTTAGTTGATGATTTCTTCGACGAGTTCCAGTGCAAGGGCGACTTCTTTTTTGGTTTTTGCGGGGGTAACGGCGATGACGGCCTGTTTGGCGAGGAAGCGGGCGCAGCGGGGGTCCCAGAGATTTGGGTTGCGCTTGCCCTTGACGGCGAAGATCGCGTCAAGCATTACGGAGGTGATTTCCATGGGATTAGCCGTGGTAGGCGACGGCGATGTAGGGGACGACGTCTGGGGTGCCAGAGCTTACTTCTGAGATTCGCATACGGATTTTGGCGGCGGGTTTGCCGTCGTAGAAGTAAACGTAGCTGCCAGCTGAGTTGATGGTTTTTGCGGTGTCAATAGTGAACCACGTGCTGTTGAAGCTGCACTCCAAGGCGAGTTTGAAGTTGGCGCTGCCTGTAACGGTGGCGGCAAAGGTATAGCTAGAGGACTGAGCAGGGACTTCGAACCACTCGTCGAGGGCGTCCATGGTGGCGCCGGTGTATTCCACGAGGTTGGTGAAGCGGTCTTTGGCGGTGATAGAGACGGCGGCCATGGTTACTTGCTCCGTTTTTTGGGTTTTTTGGCGGTTTTGGCCGCGGCTTTGAAGGCGGCATCGGTGGGGGCGCCTTTGGTGCCAGGCTTACGCATTTTTTCGCCGCTGCCGGCTTCGATGCGCTTGCGTTTGGCTGCGATGTTGGCGTAAAGGCCCTTTTTCTTGGCGGCCATTACTTTTTGCCTCCCTTTTTGGTGGGTTTTTTGCGCGCCATGCCTGCTTCGCTGAGGGCAATGGCGATTGCCTGCTTGCGGGAGGTCACTTTTTTGCCCGAGCTGGATTTAAGGGTTCCAGCAGAGTATTCGGACATGACCTTTTCGACCTTTTTCTGGCCTTTTGTAGGTTTCTTGGCCATGTTTTGCGGGCTTTTCTGCAGTCTACGGAGGGTTAGTAGAGGCGGTAGGAGGTTTGGCCGAGGGTGCCGTGTTTGGCGAGGTTGAATTGTTGGAGGCAGAGGTAGCCGAAGGCGTCGAAAGCGTGGTCTACGCCTAGGTTTTTGTTGGGGAGGCCAGTTCCAGGGGCGTAGGTGAGGGTGCGGAGGGACTTGATTAGTTCTTTGCAGCGGGGGTGGATGTAGGTGCGGCGTGTTCCAGTCGCATCCAAGAGGGCGGTGTTGACGGCGGTGATTTTGTCGCGGATTTTCCAGGGGGCTTTGGGGCTGGAGACGTTAAAACCGCTGCGGCGGAGGATGTTGTGGTCGGTAAGTCCCACGCCGGAGGTTTTGCGAGCGCCGCCGGTGGGGTCGGGACATGCGATGACGCGGCGATCCACGCCGAAGCGGCGGGTGACTTCTTCGGCGAAGTCCCAGGTGGTGGCGCCACCAGTGAGCATGATTTCGTCGAAGACGTAGAGGGTGTCGTCTTTGAGGACGGCGCAGATGCCGGACATGGGATCCACGTTGAAGTCCACCCCCAAAAGGAGTGGAAGTATTGAAATGTCGGCTGCGTCGGTGGAGATATTGGCGTCGCTGAAGGAGACGGCGACGAGGCCGCTCAGGTTTTCGAAGCTGGCTTCGAATTCTTGGCGGAAGGTGCGCGAGTCGAGTTGGCTGCGGGCGGCTTCGATTTCTTCCGGTGGGACGTTGTCGCCTTCGATGGTGGTGAACTGCCAGCGGCTCCAGTCGGAATCGCCGGAGTCGGCGTATTGCCAGAGTTCGTAGAACCAGCTGGCGGTGCCGTCGGGGGTGGAGATGAAGAGTGCCCAGCCTTGTTTGTCGGCGAGTGCGGGTCGGATGACTTCGAACCAGACTTCGGCGGACATGAAGGCGGCTTCGTCGAGCACCACGCCAGCCAGACTGCGGCCTCGGAGAGCCATGGCGTTTTCAGTGCCCTTCAGTTCGATTGTCGAGCCGTTGACTAGCTCGATTTTCAGGTCGGTTTCGTTTTTGGATTTGATCCAGGCTTTTGGGACGAGCTTTTTCATTACCTTCCAGGCGATGTCCTTCGCCATGCGGTAGGTGGGGGCGGCGTAGAAAAAGGTTTCGCCGGGGCGTTCGATTGCCCCACGCAAGAGTTCGATGCAGGAGAGGTAGCTCTTGCCGAAACGGCGGCCGGCAACCAAGACACGGAAGCGTTTACGGCTGGAGAACACTTGCCCCTGGGCGTAGCGGAGCGAGAGGGTTCCAGCCGTTTCGGCCATTTTTCGGGGACGGGTACCTTCTAGGGTATTACAGGAATTGAACCCCTGCCCCTGATCAGTCGTCGGTGTAGCGGGTGCAGTAGTTGCCGAAGGTGTAGGTGCCAAGCGGGCAGGTTGCGCCAGTCGAGTTGATGGCTTGTTTGGGGCGGGAGGCGGTGCTGGGCACGCAGTAGCTGTTCTGGATGTAGTAGCCGAGGGGGCACGACTGGCCGACTCGGGTGACGGGGATGATTTGGGCGAAAGTCAGTACCAGTGAAAGCATCGGAGGCTGTAATACAGAAGAACTTAGTCTACTACACAAGAGATAAACGCGAATGTATCAGTAGGTTCCCTGCCCCCCGGTACATCCGTACTATTTTCGCAACCCTCCCCCCTAGTTAGTGCGTTTGTACTGTGGTACATCAGCACTACCGCAGGAAATTTTATAAATTTTCGGGCAACTTGTGCCGGTTGAGGATGTGGGCGTGGAGCGCTGGGGGAGCGCTGTTCTTGTGTTACACTGTAGGAGTCAACCATGGGAGAACGTCCCACCATGCGCCAGCACATCAACGCCCCACGCGTCGCCGTGGTGTTGTTCAGTTTGTGGGCTGTGGCCGCTGTTTACTTTGGGAGTCAGGACAACGCCAGGCTCGCTCAGTGCAGAGAATCCAGCGCAGATTCTGCATCTTGTGCGCTCAGAATCTATGGGCGCTGAGAGTAACTAGACGCTGTCACTAATCGCTCGCCGCCTCCACAAACGGGGGCGGCTTTTTTATGCGTTGCGCTTGTCGTCGATGGTGATGTTCAGCGTGGGCGCTGCAGCAGCTGCAGCCTCTGGCGCCACCTCGCCGACAACTGCGCCCATGTCCTTTAGGAGCATCGCGGCAGTCTGCAACTGACCTTTTCGCACGGCAGCAGAGAACAGCCGTTCCCTCATCTGAGCGATTCGAGAGACTAACCGCGGGCGTTCCCGCTCAAAATCCTGTGCGACCCACTGTTGCACAGCGTCCCAGTCTTTCCAAGCTGTACTTACAGCGATGCCCTCTCTTTCCGCGTGCTCTAGCACCAGCTGGCGAGTTGTGAGCCCGTCGAGTTGCCGTTTGTACAGCCGCTGTTGGCGCTGCTCGATCACAGCGTCGGGGTTGCGCTTCCCGTAGATGCGACGCATCCGCTCGGCACTATCGCGTGGGTAACCGTTCGCGGTTAAGTTCTCCGCCGCAACTTCCGGCGCTTCGTTGTTAGCTTCCGGCTGTTCGGCCATTGTTAAGATCCCCAGGCTGTTTGCTTCA